ATTCAATGGTCGCTAAACAAAAGCTTTTGGTAGTTGTAACAGCAGCGTTGTTTCTCATGATGGGCTGGGGTATAGGCAGCTATGTACAGTCCTTCAGAGACAAAAAAACAGTTGAGATGGTAACAGCACAGGCTAAATTGGTCATTGATTCTTGTAAAACGAACGAAGGAGAATAACATGGGAGTTTTGGACTATCGCAAGATTGAAAGATTGGATGTTATGATGAGTGACTGCAAAGAGCTCATAAGTCTTTTCAAAGGCTCGCAAGAAGGCAAGGATGCAGAGAAGGCAGTTGGCTACATTGGAGCACTTAAGAGTGTTCTGTTGCTTGTAAGTCAGCTTACGGATCAGCTTATGGATAGTTCAGCAATGGACTACGTCGAACATGTTATTAAGGAAATAGGAGAAAAGCATGAGCTTCAACATGGTACTACTGACGGGGATAAAGTCAGCTGACGGAGGGCGCCGTAGTGAGTCAGCAACAGGAAAGACGATATTAGAAGCAGAGATACTTGTTAGGAAGGATTACGCAGACGGAAAGGATGAAGTACTTACAGTACGTTTGTGGGACAAGGCAGCGGATAGGTATATGGATTTGCCTAAAGGATCGGTTGTTCAGCTAGAAGGCAAGGTTATGGGCAAGACAGTTCCTAAGAAAGATGGATCAGGTTCTTTCAATACAGTTGGGCTATTGTTTACTAGGTGCAATGCAGTGGATGTAGTTCCGTTTTAGGAAGGGAGGGCAGGCAGGGAGGACCTAGAACTCTTTGTCTGCCTTGACTTTTGGTGGGGATTTTGTTAGGGTGCATGTAGGACGTATGGCATACTACGTGATTTAGGTCAGTTTGGCAGACGTGTAGTTCTCGTCTTTTATTCGAGACAATCGCCGCCCCTCCAGCGTCTATAAAAGCCCCAACAAAACGACAACAACAAACAGCGTAAAAGCAGTAAGGCAGGAAAGGGGGAAAGGCTGTGAGACAAGACCAAGACAAAGACAATGCAGTTTGGGTTGTGGAAGGGATGAAGGAAGGAAAGCAGTGGCAGGGAAACGGATTGCGAAGCGATCCCCCAAAGTACCTTTAATAAATTTTAGAACCGTTCTTTTATACGACAGTGCTGGTGTATAAGCTATAGAAAAAAAAGGAAAAAGGAAAATGTCCCAAGAAAGAATTCTCAAGCACGGAAAACATTCGGATTATATAATTCGTGAACCTAGACCTGGGGTAGCAGTAACTTCAGAAGCAGCTAGAGGATTCGATGCCCAGACAGAGTTCATGGAATTTATGGAATTAAGGAGAAAAATGTATATGAAACTTATGAAAGCCTCAGTCGTTAAAGACTTCGTAAAAAAGCATTTCGGAGAACTCTTAGACGAAGCAAAGGAATATTCAATCTGTACCTATCTTCGTTTCGTAGATGATATATTAGCAGCAGTTGAGAAAGAATTTTGCCCAATTAGCCCGATAGCAGACAAGTCTATAGACGGTATTAAAAGAACAATAGAGGTCGTAGAAATCGAATGCGGGTGTGAGGTAAACAAGTAATGATTCCATTCATGATATTGGTCAACAAAGTCGCAATTATGTACATTTGCACGGAAATAGCTGTAAGGTTGCTCTGTTAAAATACTTGCACGGAGGATTTGCAGTGGGTAAGAAAAAAAGAAGCCGCTGTGGTTAAAGGAGTAAAAGGTGTCTTTGCAGGAAACATTAGAAAAAGCAATTCCTCAGAAAATGGGCCGCAAAAAAGGTACTAAAAACCCCAGTAAAAAGAAGGTAGTCAAAAATCCTATTCTGGATAAGGCCAACTGGTGGAAAAAGCAAAAGAAAGTTGATACAAAGATAGAGGTCAAACAGACAGATCCCGATTGGTGGAAATCGCAGAACAATTCCCCGATAGGAAAGATTCATTTGCAGCAAAAAAGAGACAAGTATGGTCATTTCATAAAGATTCCCCCAGTGGAAAGTTTGTCTTCTCATCATGAAAAAGCTCTTTATATGAAGCGGACTTTGAAAGAGATAATTAAAGACGCTCTTGCAGGCCTCGGTGGAACCAGAGCCTTAATAAATTACGCAAGAAAAAACGATAGAAACTTCGGAATATTCTTAGGACTCGTAGCACGCTGTGTTCCTTTCGATGCAGATGCTATTAAAGACGCAGTAATAGAAATCAAAATAGACGATGCAGCAAAAGAACTTTAAATGGCCTTCAAGTTGACCGCAAAACAACAAGAAGCCTTAAAAGTGCTCTCCGGACCTGAAGGAACTATAATGCTTTACGGAGGAGCTCGTAGTGCAAAGACTTTTGTCTTGATATATGCACTAATAGTTCGAGCAATGAGAGCTCCAGGAAGCCGTCATATAGTCCTCAGACACCAATTTTCAGCTGTAAAAAACTCAATAGTCTTCGATACCTTCCCAAAAGTAATAGAACTAGCATTTCCAGATTTAGTGCCTTATAGCTACGTGAATAGACGTGATTGGAAGTGTATTTTTCCTAACAAATCCGAGATTCATTTTGCAGGTTTAGATACAAAACTCAAATCAGAAAAAATCCTTGGTCGTGAATTTGCAACGATGTATTTTAACGAAGCTTCAGAGATAAACTACGAAGCTTTTACCATGGCTGCTAGTACTAGATTAGCACAGAAGACTTTGTTAAGATTAAAGACATACGTAGACGAGAATCCCCCAAACAAGGGACACTGGACGTATAAATTGTTCATTGAACATAACGAGCCAAAGAGCGGAAAGGCAATACGAAAAGATCGACATGCCAGCTTGGCAATGAATCCAGTAGACAACGTAGATAACCTACCTCCTGAGTTCATGGAACAGCTCGAAAGCCTTCCAGAAGAAGAAAGAAACAGATTCCTTTTAGGGCTCTTCGGAGATACAGTCTCTGGTGGAGTCTATAACAAGGAACTTGAAAGACTCTTAACTGAAGGCTACTTAGAAGAAAATCTCCAAACAGACCCAAATGCTGGTTTAAGCCTTGTTTTCGATATAGGCCATTACGACTCTACAGCAATGTGGGTTGTTCAGTTTCTTCCAGGACGCATGCTGTTTGTTGACTACGTAGAAAAGAACTTTGAAACAATGCCTTATTTCATAGCCGAAGCTATTAGAAGAGGCTGGAATTATACTAATATTTTTCTTCCCCATGATGCTGACAATATCAGCTGGGGCACAGGCCGAAGTATTAGAGAATCAGCAATTGCTATAGCCAAAAGAACCGGAGGAGCCAGAGTACAAGTCTTACAGAGGCTCTCTTTGCAAGATACAATCCACGGAGCCAGACTTCTTTTGCATAACAGTGTTAGATTTGATAAGAACAATTGCAAGAAGGGACTAGATGCTCTTAGGAACTATCATTACGAGTTTGATTTTAGCTCCGGTACCTACAGTGAACAGCCAGTACACGACTGGAGCTCCCATGCAGCAGATGCATTTCGTTATGCTTGTATGGCTTATAATCATTCTATTAAGCCGGAAGGACTTGATGTAGAACCAGAGAAAAAAGGATTTACTTTTAACGATATAATGCCCGAATCCGTAAAGGACGAGGAGTTTGAAGAGGATAATTCTATTGGCTGACATTAACGAAGAAAAGTCTCAAACTAAAGACTCGAAGTACTACTTAGACAAACTAGAAGGTGCTTATAACAGAGAACAGGTATGGCTCAATAAAGCTAGAGACTACCATCGTCGTTATATAAACTCTCGTGATAGTGGCCGATTGCCTGTCCAGACTGTGGGCATAAACCAGCATGGACGTTATAATATCTTCTATAGCAACACGGAGGTTTTGAAAAGTGCAATATTGCCTAACATTCCTTCTTTGCTTATTGAAAAGCGTTTTGCTACTGGTCAGCTACCAGACGAAGTTCGAAAACGATTTTTTTCAACGGTCTCAGATGTCATGCAAAAAGCCGTTGCCTATAATGTCGAGGGAGAGTCTGTTCGAAAAGAAATTGATAGATTCAAATACGATTATCTTATTACAGGACGGGGTGTCCTGTGGTGTTCCTTTACAGCTGACGTCAAGGGAGACAAGCCTAAAGGAGAACGAGTTGTTATAGAGCATGTAAATTTCGATGATTTCAGAATGACCCCCTGCAAACGATGGTCTGAAGTTTGGTGGGTAGCAAGAAGACGTACTTATACCAAAGATTCCCTTACAAAGCGTTTTGGAGATAAAGCAAAGGACGTTGAATTTACTTACAAAGAAAGAGACTTATTAGAAAATAGCCCAAACGTAGATATAGAAAACCAAGCAGAAGTTTGGGAAATCTGGGATAAAGAAACCAAGAAGGTCCATTTTGTCACTACAGGCTACGAAGAAGAGTTCCTAGATACAAAGGATGATCCTTATGGTTTAGATGGATTTTTCCCTACTCCGGAACCCTTGAGAAGCATTCCAAGTAACCTAGACTTAGTTCCCGTGCCTGAATTAGACCTTTATATACGCGAATGCGAAGATTTGGCAGTCTGCAGTCTTAGAATCGCAAGACTTATTAGAAGCATCCGTGCCCGTGCTTTTTATCCAGCCCAGTTCGGAGATATAATGGCTGGCCTAAACAAAGCCAACGATTCAGAATACATAGGAGTTGACCTAACTCCAGAAATAAACGAATTTAAGGGCATGGAAAATATAATTTACTATGACCCTATAGAAGTCAAGCAAAAAGTCTCTACAGGCCTTTACCAGCAGCAAAAAAACCTAATAGACAATATCTACGAAATCACTGGGATCTCAGATGTAATGAGAAATGCCCCACATCCCAATGAAACAGCAACAGCAACTATCCAAAAGTCAAAATTCGGAACCCTACGTATCCAAGGCAGGCAAGACGCCTTAAATGGATATATTAAAGAGATATATGGCATCACAAGCGAGATAATTTCTTCCTTAAGTACAGCGGAGACTCTTTCAGAGATCACAGGGTTAGATTTACCTTTCGAAGACGAAATAGCACCAATGCAGAGGTCAGCCGAGAAGCTGATGGCTTACATTGACGAGCTAGAAGCTGCGGAAGCACAGGCCAAGATGGAAGGCAAAGCAGCTGAGAAACAGCAGCCCGGGATGCCCGGACAACAGCAACAACCACCAATGCCAGGTATGCCTCCTGGAATGCCTTCTGGAATGCCTCCTGACCCACAAAAGCAAGCTATGATGCAAGCAAAGGCTATCAATCCCAAGATGGCCATGCAAAACATCCAAAACCAAAAGCTCCAACAAAAGCAACAAGAAATGCTAACTCCTTTTGCAGACAAGTTTGAGGCCCAAGCAATGGGTCTTTCGGATGATCCAGTTACTAGTCTCCAAAGAATCATTGCAAAGATCCAACAACCCACCTGGGAATCTGTTAGTGATTTCTTAAGAAATAACAAACTTAGAGGCTATGTTTTGAAAGTCGAAACAGACTTCGACCTCTGGCAAGACCAAAAAGACGTTCAGCAGTCCCGCACCGAGATGTTAAACGTTGTAAGCCAGTCAATGCAGCAAATGGCCCCTGTAGTAGGAGCCTCAGTCGAAAACGCAGAGATCTACTATACATTACTAACGTCTTTAGTAGATGTCTTTCATTTACCATCGGTCCAAAAGAACAAATTAGAAGACCTATTCAGCCAAATAGTTGAAAAGATAAAGAAGAATTTGCAGGAAGCAGCTCAAAAGCCTCCTCAACCAGAGCCTACATTAATACTAGCTCAAGCAGAAATGGCCAAAGCACAAGCCGAAATCCAATCTGTCCAACAGAAAGGCATGGCAATCCAAATGGATATGAACCTTGAGCAAATGAAGATGCAAGCAGACCAGCAACAAGCCCAAGTAGACATGCAAATACGCCAGATGGAACTAGAAGTCAAAAAACAAGAACTCCAAATAGAAGCACAGAAAGCACAGGTAGATGTTCAGACTCGTCAAGGAGACTTAGGCCTTAAGGGCCAAAAGATAACTGGAGACCTACAAGCCAAGTTCCGAGACCTTGACATAAAACAACAAAAGGTGCATAACGAAAGTCGTAAACTTATTCATGAAAAACAAAAATCCCGTCGTTCAGATTTCATCAATGCTGCTTCGGGTCTTATAAAAACAGAACCAAAAGGAACAGGCACACAAGGGGTATAGAATGTTAGATAACGAGCTTTTAGATGGTAGTAGCACAGGTCTTTCAAAGGTAGTCCAAGAACCAAGTTACGGAGAAATCTCTGAGACAGTACATGGTGACATTGTAGAGCCCAGCTCCGATGGTCCTGGTGTTTCCTCGAGTTCTAACGCAACTGACTTAGGTTCTATCATAGATCGAACAATTGAATCAAAAAGTCCTTCTAAAAGACGTGCTCCCTACCAATACGAAGGCCGTAAAATCGAGCCTCTATCCTGGTGGAAGCCTGCAGAAAAAGATTGGTTTAATTCTTTAGATGCCCAATCTCAAAAAAACGTTTTAAATATGTACAACGGAGTCCAAAAGGTTTACGAACACAAAACAAGGCTGGTAGCCCAAAGAGAAGCTCAATTAGGTAGACTTACAGCAGTATTAGCTCCTTTAATGCCTTTGTTTGAAAGAAAGAAAGTAGCTCCAGAAGCTTACATCGAACGTCTGTTGTCTGTAGATCGTTACAGCGCAGAGCAGCCTGCAAATTACGTAGTAGATTTCATGGACGCTAATAAGCTTTCTATAGATCATTTGATTTATGCGATATCTACACTGCCTCAAAGACGTAAAGAATTACAAATGCAGGTTCCTGTCTATAATGAAATAGCTCAACTGAAACAATCGATGGCAAAGAAAAACTACGAAGAAGCTTATCGTAGGAATCAGATGGAAGTAGAAGAGTTCAAAACAGCAGTCGATGAAGAAGGAAACATCCTTCATCCTTACATGGACGAACTTGAGCCTTACATGCTTGAAGAATACAGACGTACTAGAAATTGGAATTTAGAAAAGCTTTACGAAGCAGCTGTTTATATGCACCCAAAGATCAGAGAATACCTGGCCCAAGCAAGAGAAGCTCCAACCATAGACAGAATCCGTAATGCAGCTAACGTCTATGAACCTTCCAGAGGGGCAGATGTTTCACCAGGAAGAAGAGCAACCAGTGTTGGAGATGCCTTCGAGCAAGCTTTTAAAACAGTAAATAATAGATATTAGGAGAGTAAAGATGGCTATTGCAGCATTTAACGATTTAGTTGTAACAACTATGACAAACTATTCGTCTCAGTTGTTTGACAACATTCTGGAAGACAACGTTATTTTAAAAAGACTTAAAGAAAAAGGTCATGTAAAGAAGTTGTCGGGTGGTAAGACTATTACCGAGCAGTTGATATACGCAGAAAACAAAACCTTTATGTGGTACCAAGGCAACGAAGAATTAAACATCTCTGACCAGAGCGTGTTGACAGAAGCTACATACGAATGGTCACGTGCTAATGCAAACGTTGTTATTTCGGGCCAAGAAAGAGACATAAACGCAGGCAGCAAGACAAGAATAAAGAATCTTTTAGAAGCAAAAATGAAAGTAGCTGAGATTTCCATGCAGAATGCAATTTCGAAAGCTATTTTTACACAGGCAGATGACTTAGCAGGTAAACAGATGAGGGGAATTCCTCATTACATAGCTGACGATCCAACAGCTGGTATTGTTGGTGGTATAGACAGAGCAGCAGTAGGAAATGGTTGGTGGCAGAACAAAGCAGCCCGTGTTAACATAATGGGTGGCACTACACAGGCAATGGTTGCAGCAATGACAGATATGTATTATAAATGTGTACGCGGGAAAGACAAGCCTACTTTGATTGTCTGTGGTCTTGATCTTTACTTAAAATACTTAGCATTCGCACAAGAAAGATTGCATTTCGAATCAACCTCAACAAAAATGGACTCAGCATGGCCAGGTTTGTCGTTTTTAAATACTCCAGTGCACTACGA